CTGCTCCTTTACATCTGACACGTCACCACCTCTCTCTTTCCTGTTTAATTGCGTTATAAAAGCACCCCGAAGGGTGCCTTGTAATATTTCTCATTATATGTCTGCATTTTTTGTTTCTTCTTCCATATCTATATCAAAATCTTCCTCAACCATAAACGCATAATATTTATCTTTAACTAATTCATTTATTAATAATTCCTTAGTTTTTGGATTTTTTACGATGTCCTGAATGTCTTCCTTATCTTTAGTAAATCCCAATGATACAGCTTCTATTTCAGCATCCTTTGATTTAAAGTATTCAAAGAATTTATGCACCTTTTTCTTATCTGAAAGTGGTCCCCAAATATCTTCTGACATAGATTCATCTAATGCGTCCACAAGTTTACCAACAAGATTCTTTCTTTTAGCATATGAATCTTCAAAACTGGCGTACTCGAGATTAATTCCTCTCGATATTTTTTGGCATACACTAACAACATTCTGCATCTCAATTACATTTTCATATTCTTTTGAATTATCTGCAGATAGTATCTTTTTGCCTACAGAATCCAACATGAGATTCATTTTTTGAACCAATATATTCATATCCTCTACAGAATTTTTAATTTTCTCATCTGCCTTCTTTTCTTTTAATATCTGTAAATATTTTTTAAACATATCTGCCCATTGAATTGACAAATAATCTTTAATATCCTGTGTTTTAGAAAACGCAAGAATTGGAATCCCCACAATTCCTCGTAACTCTGATATAAATTTAAAAACTTTTCTATTATCCACAGAATTAAATTCAAATTCAAACGCAGGATCATTGAATCTTTCTTTATTCAATTTATATAATTCATACTCGGTATCTACAGCCTGCTCAATAAAAGCGTATACTGGTACTCCATTTTCTACAGCCGTCCTAAATTCTTTGTGCGTAACGGATATGTAGTCTCCATCTTCATCCGTTTCATCCGATGCTGCACTTCCATATCTTCCCCCAATTATTAGAATTGCCATATCACAATCTTTCATTGCAGTATAACATGATTTATCTAAATTTTGTCCAGGTACATACCCTATATCACCCGCTTCTGATTCTATCGGTTCGTAATTATATTGTCGAATAAAATGATATAAGTCTTCTCTAATTGGTTTTAAATCATAAAAAGTCGAACTTACAAAAATACGTGGTTTCATGCTATTTCTCCTTAGTATTTTTCTTTTATAATACATCACTTATCACCTCTATTTCAACATTTTATGTTCTTTACTATTTAATTATTCCTAAAATGCAACGAAAAAGACACCCGCTCTATCAGGTGCCTTAATCGCGTCTTCTTGAGGAGAAATCAAAAATGAAAAACGTAGTAATTCTGTCTCTCCGTTCGTCTTTCGACGATATCATAATATCACATGTACTACTGACATTCACTGACATCTTTTTCTGGAAGCTGAAAATGAGCCAATGCTTTTCCGTGGATCCTGTGAATCTGCCTCTCAGAATAACTCATGGTTTCCGCGATCTCATACCACTCCATGCCCTTGATATACCGATAGAACAATACATCGTCCTCATTTCTGGACTTGAGCCTCTTAATTCTCCTTGCAATGTCCTGGTATGTAAGAATCCGAAGTCCGCGCTCTTTCTTAAGCTCGTCAATCAATCCCTGGATCCTCGCCACTTCTCCGGATAGATCTCCCTGCCCTCCAGATCCATGAGGCATGCCGTCATAATTAATCGCCTTCGTGGACATCATCATTTCACGTAGCTCCTTGATTTCTTCCGAGATCCGGTTGACCCTTCTCACATGATCCTTATAGCTTCGGAGGTATTCCTTCTTCTGTTCGTTCTCTGTTTTCACTTCCTGCTCCACGTCCTATCTCCTCCCCTGTATCAATATCGTTCCTTTTCGCCTTCTGCCTTGCCAGATATCCCAATATGCTGTAACATGCCGGTGTCCGGAAGCGTCTGCTTGCTTCTTCCGTTGGTGGCCTTTCTGCCATCTGGTCACGACCTGATATAGCATCGAGGCGCTGGTCTTTACTGATGTGCATTAGCATCATCTCCTTTCATAAAACACGCCCAAAATGTATTTGAACGCTTCCCACTGTGATGTCCGAATAACGGCTTCTGTCCAATTGCTTTCCATACTTTCTGAGCCGGGATATCCGTCTCCGCCCACTTGAAAATCAATACTCCATCTTCTTTCAGAACTCTCATACATTCTTGGAATCCATCATGTAGCATTTCCGGCCAGTGTTCGTCCAGCCTTCCATACTTCTTTGCCAGCCAACTTGTTGCTCCTGCATATTTCAGATGCGGAGGATCGAATACGACCAACGAAAATGTGCCGTCTGCAAATGGCAGGCTTGTAAAATCGCATTGGATATCAGGATCCACGATACATGTTCGTTCTGACTGTCCGGACTCCGACTTCCAGATACCTGTCAGTTCTTCCTTCCGGATATCACAATAGATGGCTGCCGGATTATGCTTATTAAACCAGATTGTCCTTGAACCGCACGTCACATCAAGGATTTTCTTATCGCTCATCGTCCTCACTCCAATCTCCTCTGTGTAATATCAATGTCCCTCTCACGTATTCTACCTTCATGTCTGGACTGAATTGTACTAACTGCTTTTTGCTTAAATCATAAGAATTGCTAAAATCATCGTTGTAAGCCTCAGATACTTTTATAAACACTCGGTCATTGAATTTGAATATTGCCGACAGCGCAAGCTGATTATGCGGTAACATTATCGGCTTACTGAAATCTTTAATTTGCATCGTCCTCAACTCCTTTGTCGTTTTGTAATTCCGTCTTATATATTTTTCAATTCCTGTTCTTTCTCATCTACCCAGTCCTCAATTACTTCCACATTCGCTTTTGTAAATCTTTGGGAATCTCAACTTCTTTATCTCTTGCAAAATAAATATCTTTATACAAAAAGAACTGTTTCGCTTTTGTAATGATTCTAAATCTATATTTACTTACGCTTTTATCCTTATACCTGTCACCACACCAGTTCAAGAACCACTTCACTGGTCGCAACTCTTCCTGGATTTTATCATATTTTTTATATTGCTCTTTCGTCATCTACTCTTCCTCCCTGTATGGTTCCGGCAATGGCATCCAGGCATTCACAATCAATCCATAACTTGCATAGGTTTCCTCTTCATCTCCCGGATAGAATTTATCGTTCTCTCCGTCATTTTCATACCGTCCAATATCCAGACCAGTATAGTTTGCGAATGACAGCAAGATATATTCCTCTTCTTCCGGCAACCTCTCACTGCATGGAATCCACTGACCAAGCCTGTCATTTTCCTCGGCATCTTCATATCTTGCCAGCTTCTCCATAGCATCAGCCAGCAAGCTCCTGTCCTTGATTACTGCTTTCCCAACATGATATTCTGTATATCTCATCTATCTCAGCTCCTCCTTATTTCTTAGTCAACCTCGCTCCTGTCACTGCCTTATCGCACACTTCCACATCACAACCTCGCTCTTTTCCGGTGTGGATGCAATAATCACAACCACCTGCATCACTATGGCGGTACTGACATGTCCTGCATTTATGGCGGTCGGAAT